AGTTGGACCATAGATAGTTGGTAAACCGTTTAGTGGTCCAGTGATATTATCAATATAAATAGTATTAAAAGATCCACTATTTGCAGTAACATTATTTAAGGTAATACTATTATCTAAATTTACAACATATGACAAACCAGTATTTGTAATATTTGTATTTAACCCCGATAAAACAGGAAGAACTTGTCCACCATTACTACTAATAATTTGTAAACCATTAAGGTTGTTTGGAAATACAGAATTAAGATTTAAATTATTTAAAGACATCCTTTTATTAACTCCTAAAGAAAATAATAAAAAAACTTTATAATTGAAATCCACGTGATTTTAGCTCTTGTAGTTGTTTTTGTGCTTCATTTTGTAATCCATGAGTTTGTAATAAATGAATTAATCTTTTATGTTCATCCAAATAATCTTTTTGTTGCATTGTTACAATTCCACCATTTTTGAAACCTAGTTTTTGTTTTATTAAAGTTAATGCTGCTGCCAAATCAGTAATCATATTTGAAATCTTAGGAAGATAGGAAGGAATTCCTTTAAGAATGGCATCCATGTTTGCATCAATAAATTTTGTTGGTGGAATAATACCATTAGATGTTAACATATTTTTGACAAAATTTTGACAATTCAAAGAAAAAGCATTATATGTAAAAAAGTTATGAGGTCCCATTTTTTGTAATGTACTTTGAACCATTTCATTGATAGTCATTTTCTTTCCAAAATTAATTGGAATACAAACAGCTTTACTCCCACTTGTTCCAGTTCTAAAATCTAAAACTTGATTCTTTTCTAAAATGTATTTATCATTTATCAATAAATAAAGATGAAAGAAATGATCAACTCCTTCTTTTCTTTTTATTTGTTCCAATGTACCTAATGAAATACTATTCATAACTGTCATTACAGTATCATTTATAGGTTCTCTACAAACCTTAATACTAGTGACTTCTTCATCTCCATGAGTATTTAAAAAAGATTGACATTTTGGAGGAAACTGTTCAATGAATGAATCTGGTACAATTCCACCAAGAGAGTAATGGTTGTGTTTTCTTCTGCGTACTTTTAACATTGTTTTAATATAATGATTATATTAAAAGAAAAAATATTACACATTGTGTAATTAATATGAATTAGATTCAAATGATATGATAAACTTATCCATTTCATACTGTTGTTGAGCTTCTTTAACAAGAGCTTTAATTCTTTCATCATCTAATTTGGAGAAATAACATTTTTTGTGCATTTGTCTAGTATTCCAATCAAATCTTGTTTTAAAAGGTCTTAATCCTTTATTACAATATGTACATTTATTCATTATTATTATTTATAAAAGAAAAAAATAAAAAAATATAAAAATAAAATAAAAATAAAAAAACTAGTACATTTTTAAAATTCAAAAATATTTTTGTACTAGTTTTTTAAAAAAATATTAAAAATATCATTTTACTTTTTTATATTGAGTAATTTGTGTTTCAGTTGAATTACCCATATCTTTTGCAGCTTTATCCAATTGTTCTAATGGAGGCATATCCTTTAAAACAACATCTGAAACATAAGAATGTCTCAATTGATTTACTGATACTTTTTTATCAAATAAATTATATAATCTATTTGTAAGTTTAGCTGGAGTTAATGGTTGATCTAAAGTACTATCTAATAATAACCATTCTTTATTGTTTTTCTTACTCCAATCTGTAATAATTTTTTTAAGTTTTTGTGGGATCTCAACAACTTGTTTTTTATATACAGAAGCAGTTTTATATTTATTGAATACAAAGGTTTTCTTATCCATATAATTATAATTAGCTTTATCTCCTCTTAATTTGAATTCACAGTAATCTAAGGATCTTCTTGGAGGAATTAAAACTAAACAAGAAAGTAAAACATAATCTTGTAATTGTAAGAATTCTTTTTTATTTAAAGATTCTTTCTTCCATAAATGAGTAACAGATTTTTCTAGCTCATTATATACTTTCATTATATCATTCCAACTTATCCAAGATTCTTTTTGTTTTTCTGTCATCTTTTGTTCACGATCTTCATCTTTAGTTGTTTGTATATCTTTCATCATCATAGATCTTATTTTGTTAATGGCTTCATTATCTTCTGTTCCATCCGACATAAGGACAACAAGAGCTGATAAAGTTGTTTTTCTTTGACGTGGATTTAAAGGATGCATATCTTCTAAGATTTTTGATAAATGCGTTTTGATATCATGTTTATTGTTTAAATTGATATCAAGTTTCTTGGCCAAATTTTTGATTAATGAACAATATGTTCTAATAGATGTTGTGGATAAATGAGGTCTGTTTTTTTTGATTAATTCTTCAAGAGACATTTTCTTTATAATAGGATAAAGAAAATAATTAAATATTTTACATTTCAACTTTTGTTTAATTATCAAAACGTAATAAGGGAAAATTATTTGCTTGATTTATGTTTGATTGTAAACCATTATATATTCTTTGATATATTTCTATTTGAGAAGAAATAATTATTCTTTCCTCTTCATCTTCTGATAAATCTAATTCTTCATAAAGATCAATAATTGTTTTTTTAATTTCCATTTGTTTATCTTCAATTGATGCATTCATTTTACTTTTATATATAAATAGATAAAAAAAAATAAAAATAAAAAAACTAGTACATTTTTAAAATTCAAAAATATTTTTGTACTAGTTTTTTAAAAAAATTTAAATAATTTATAAAATCCAAAAAATACAAACCAATATATTGTTATCCAAAAGTTATAATTCTGTATATTGTTATCCATTTTATAGGTTAATCCTAAGAGAATACTATATTAAAAATTTTTAATATAATATTCTATCACATTTATCCATTAAGTTGGTTAATATTATATTATATTTCATCTAAAAGATAATATAAGTTGGTTAACATTCTATACATTTGTATAGAATTGGTTTATAACATTTGGTTTAAATAAGGTTTTTGGATTTGAGATAAGCTTTGATTTCTGGAAGAAGTCTATCAACTTGTTTGGTTTTAGTTTGGCCTGGAATTATTTCTTGATATGTTGCATAAAAATCTGGTTTTATACCTTTTGATCTTAATTCATCATTGTAGTTTTTTAATATTTTTTCATAATAATCTTTGTTCTTTTTTTCTGTTGACGGAGTTGATGGAGTTGTTGTTTCTTGTTTTTTCATAGGTGCACCTTCTTCTGTTGAAGTTGTTGAATTTGGAACGGCCCCTGGGAAAGAGGAGTCTGTTTCTTTATCTGGTTCAACTGCTTCATAATTTAAATGATCTTCTTTTTCAACTGCTTCATAATTTAGTTGGGGTTTTGGAAGTACTTGACTAAAGTTTGTAAATCCTTGGATGGATTGAGCATATTTATCTGCTGGTGTTAATAATCTTTGATTTTGATTTCCACCAACAACTACACCAGAATGATCATTGATATATTGTTCTCTTTGAATTCCTTGGGAAGAAAGTGTGGCTGGTTTTAAAGGAGTAATGTTTGAAAATGATGGAGGAAGAAAGTGGGCTTCACTTAATCCAGATTTGGAATGAAAAGTTGGAGCAATTGTTGGTGCAATAACTAGACTACTTTGTTCTTCTTTTTTACTAGGTTTAGTTTCCCCAATTCTTACACTGACTTTTTGAACATTTGTTTGAGCTTGTGCTTGACCTTTTCTTTTGACTTTGGCGGATGCTTTTACAATTTCTTTTTTAACCTTTTTAACTCTTTTGATTGGCATTCTTTATTATATAAGGAGATAAAAAAATAATTATTTAATGTAACCTTTCTTACGTGCATGCGCAATATTTAAAGCTATTTTTTGAGCTTCTGCTTTCTTTTTACTGAGACCTTTTAAAGAATGTGGTTTACCGTCTTCACCATAAACTTTATATAATAATTTATTGGGAAGTTTTCTGATATGATATGGCATTTTACTTTTTATATATACAAATAGATAAAAAGTAGAATAAAAAATTAAGGAAGAGGAAGTGGCATATGATTATGTTTTAAAAATTCTTCAACTTTTTTAACATATTTTTTTGGGATGATCATTTCACCAACTTGTAATATGGCTGGAACTGAATCATGAGTTTTTGTATATTTAGTTAAAGGACCTTTTACATATTTAATTTTACCTCCTGATTTTAATGGTGTTTTCCGTGTTAGATACATGCTTTACTTTATAGGAAAAGATAAAAAAATAAAAGTTTATATTTCATATGGATAATCCATTTCTCTATAAGCAATAAATGTTAAAACCGCTAAATTGAAGTTAGTTGGAGCAGAATTTGTACTGGCATCTTCTATACATAAATTTAAATACCCATTATAATCCATTGGATCAAAAACAACTTTCATTTTTAAAGAGGATTGATTATGAGCAGCAAATGGTTGACATAATTGGGCATATCTACAATTACCTTTTGACATAACTAATTGAGGAGAAACAACTTGAATTCTCATAAATGCAGGATCAGCTGAATATTGAGAAGAATAACCAACTAATTCAACTCTGTATCTACCAGACAAATTAACTTGATAAGTGGTTTGTCTAGTATTATCAGAAGAACTTACATAAATTTGAAAGGTTTCATATTGTGGAGCATGTTTCATCATTTTACTGTTTATATATATAAAAAGATAAAAAGATAATAATTTTAAAGTTCTATTCTATCAAATTTTTTAAAATAGATTGGTTTACCTGATGTAAAAGTTATATGGCAAAATGAATATGGTTCTGTAGTACAAAATTCATATATTGATTCTGGACATGAAAATTCAGATAAAAAGTCTTTCTTTTCAGTATCATTATCTGTTCTAAACATACTGATCATATCTGTATTAGAACGAACCACGGTTGAAAGACCTTTTAATTTTTGAGCAGTAATAAATATTGATAATTTCAAATGTCTACAGTTTAAACATAAGCTATTAAAAACAGCATTTTTTTGATTTGATTTTGGAAGTAAAGATAAGCAATCATCTAATATAAGTAAATTATAACATTGATTTCCTTCTTCATCTTCATAATTATCATTAAAATGTTTTATTTTTTCTATAATTTCTTCTAAAATAGTATTATTGATTGTATCATAAAAATTACCATCTTTTTTTATTTCTTCTACTAATTTAGAGGTTTTTTTATCACGTTCCATACTTGGACTGCATATGAATATATTATGGAAAAATCCTTTATAACCACCATGAGATTGTTTGGTTTTTAAAGAATTCATAAGTACAGTGGTTTTACTACTTCCTTTTCTACCACATAAAATCCATACTAAACCATTACGTTTTGGGAGAGGTTCATCAGATAGAGGAGTTGTATTATCTAACTTTTTAAGTTTTTTAGTCAGTTTACTCTCTTTGACAATATACGACATTTCTTTATTAAATAGTAAGATAATTTTAATTTATTTGATAAATTAAGATTAATATACAAGCTGTATATTTTTACACTTTCATTCTTTTAACGAACTAAAGAGATAGTACCAGAAGCATCAATTAATACAATATAATCAACAATAGTGAAGAAATATAAAGTATCAGTTGGACGTGCTAATGTATCATCTTTTTGATAATTTAATAATGATACTGGTCTACCACAGAATACTAAATCTTCTTCAGACCAAGATCTTAAATTGAAACCATTTAAGTAGAATGTACCACGATAAGAACCTGGAATATTCCATTGACCAGATGTTTGAAATGGAAGAGAATAATTTGGATCTGCAACATTGGCACAGATGGCTCTGATACATTCTTTTAACATTTGAGCATCAGAATTGACATTTGGAACTTGTAAGACTTGTTCACCATCTGCTAATAAAACTCTTTTTGATATACAAGTTTGATCACCAGAAGCACCTAAGGAATTTGGAGATGAGCCTGTGGATGCAGAGAAATATTTTGGAGTTGTAGTAGAACCTTGGTTTTCAGCTAAAACTTTACCTGCAAAGAATGCTGAGACAGAAGAACAATTCACAGAGAAGTTATAGGAGATTGAGGACGCATCAGCAACTTGAGTAGAAATACAAGTTTGAATAGGCATGGACCATAATTTTCCGTTTATCATTTTACTACGAATATCATCAATATATTCAGTTGAAACTTGTACAGTTTCATAAACTAAAGATAATTGAGTAATAGAATAATTAGTAATAGATGTAGTAAGACCATTAAAAGCTTGTTCCGCAGTGGACCAATCTATTTGTAAATCTATGTTTTGGTTAATTATTTCAAGGGGAATATAAGTCATAGAAGATGAGTTTAATAAACCTGAAACAATTGGGATGGCAAAAGTAATTAAACCATTTGTTCCATTAGTATCAGTATAAGTAAAATTTGTATTTGAAGCCACAGATAATGCAGTGGAAGTTGAAGCATAAGTATTAGGTAAAAAGTTATTAGAACCTTGACCACCAGATAAAACAGAGTCTTGGTTCATGTTAGTAGAATGACAAGCATAAGCTTTAACAATATTTGTAACATATTTGTTATAATTTTGTATCACTTCTATAGGTAAACTTTGTGAAACAGTTAAACGCGAAATTAATGCAGAAGCATCTGGGACAGCACCTGCAAAACCCCAAGAATTGGCTGCTTGAGTAACTGCTAATTTAAACAATAAATAGAAGGAACCTGCCACAGCAAAACCAGCGCCGTTCCCTGTGTTAATTCTGACGATAGAAGTTTGTGATGGGCCAGCAGTTGATCCTGAGATGGCTGGGATTTGTTTTACAATTTTACGAGAAGGGATTGGTTTGGCCAATCTTTGTGGGAGAATTGCTCTTGGGATTGCATTTTCACCATTGTTGTGTGCTGCGTCTAAATTATATTCTCTTGTGATTCCAGATAACATGTTGTTTTATTATAACAAACGGAAAAAAATAAAATTTTTTACTTTCTACGTTGAAAATAGTTTTGTTTTGGTTTTATTTCTTTTTCAATTATAATTTCTCCATTTTTCATTTTTGCATTTTCTTCTGGATTATCATAAATTGTAGATTTTTGCCCATATGTATGAATTAAACCTCCTTTTGAATAGGAATGTCTAGCTGATAATAATTTATGGGTTTTTACTTGGTTTGACTTGTGTAACATCTTTACTATTCAAAGCAGATATTAATTTGTTTTTTTCTTTATTTAACTTTTCAATGATCTTTGCTTTTTCATCTTCTAATTGTTTTCTTTTTGCTTGTGATGCTGCATCCATTTGAATTTGATTAATATCTATTGGTGGTTGTTCTTTTAGTGTTTTTTTCAAATCTATACGGTGTTCTTCAACTACTAAATGTAAGCTCCAGTTAAGAGTGAAATCCTGTAATGGATAATTTAAGCTTTCATCACCAAGTGAAAGATTTATATCATCTATAACTGGATTAGATATAACTGAAACAGTTGGATTTGGTGGTTGAAAAATTACATATTGATTAGGTAAAGTATATACAGGAATGCATTCTATAATATTTGATGTACGTATAGGAGTAACATAAGCATCATATGAATTTTTTTGAATAAGTGTATCAGATTGTACATAAATATTTCTAGATGGATTTACATTGACTTGTTGAGTTGATATGGTTGAATCATTTAATCCATTAGTTATACTCCATTCATCCGTGAATCCTAAACAAAGATTAATTTGTGTACAATTTGTAACATTCAAAAATTTAATGGATGTAAATGTTGGATCATTTTGTAGTACAAATGTATATTTATCAGTTGACACATCATATGTAATTGTTATATTTGGTGTATATCCACTAAGTAAAAAAATTGATAATTGTAGTTGATATAACCATGCTGCTGAAAAAGTATTTACATTGTAATTTCCTGGAGGAACATTAAATGATCCTTGGTACAAACCTCCTCTTTTAAATTCAAAAAATGTAGTATAATTTTTACTATTAATTTGATTCCATGCGAAAGGGATCACTGCAGACAAAATTTTTATACGGAACTCACTGGGGA